ACGACTCCCCCTGGTTCTACAACGTCATGGGTTTCAGGGTCACGCGAGGAGTCGATATTGTTTTCCCGGTCGATCTGTTCGGCAAGAAATGTCAGGTTGCTCGTGTGCGTCACAACGACGGTGGGCAAGCCTTCATAGGGTGCGGCAATGTAGCGGAGCAGAGCGTCTTGCCGATTCTGGAAGTCGGTCAGGGATTCGCCGTCTGGAATTTGCAGATCGGGCCGCTCGATGTAGTACCCGAGTTTCTTCAGCGTTGCCGGAGTTTTTTCCGCGCCCGCGAACTCCGCTATGTTCCACGGTCGCAGGTTGAAATCGGCTGAAACGTAAGGCAGAACGACCGATCCCGAGTTGAGGATGTATTCCGCGGTTTCTTGCGCCCGGTCCAGATCGGAGGTCACGACGCGCCCGATTTTCTCGTAGGAGAAATACTGCGCGATCGACTCTGCGGCTTTTCGCCCCGCTTCATTCAGTGACGGATTTTCCCAGCCCCGAAAGCAATTCGCCGCGTTTAATTCCGTTTCGCCATGCCTGACGACATATGCAGCTGGTTGGCTCCAGAGGTTAGGAATGTAGCTCATAAAAAACGGCCCCCGGAGCCTTCCCGAGATCCTCCGGGGACCAGTCGATAGCCGATTCGCACTGGGGAGTGGTTAAATCGCCTCTATCGAAAATTCAGTCATGGTATTGATGTTTGCCGCGTTCGATGCGGAGAGCGTGGAGACAATCACGAAGTTCGCGTCCGCATCGCCCACGAGTGCCGTTGCCGCAGTAATTGCAGCCTCTGCATCAAACAAATCATTGATGGTGTCTTTGAACGTTCCCATTAAAGAGAACGTTGTACCGACCGCAGCCAGTTGCAGCTCCGCAGACATATCCCACGATGCCGTGGTGGTGTTGATCGCTCGCGCCGTAGAAGTCGCCAGAAGATTCCAGTTGGTAAACGTGGTCGCGCTCAACAGGCTCGTATTATTCGAAGTTGCGCCCGCTGCGGCAATGACCGAGAGCGGAACTTCATAGAGCTTCAGCGTTAGATTCGCGCTCGCCCCTGTGATACATTGCCCGACCGCTCGCACGCGGAATTTCTTCCCGCTTCCGGCATACAGATTCGGAGTTCCGAGAGCCAGTGGAATGACGCCGCCGCCGCCCAGACTGACCGCGCCTGAGTTCAATCCAATGGCTGTGGCTGTCGTGCCTGCGACCGCATTGGTTAACGGTGCGATGGAGTTCTGAATGGTGGTCGGCGTGGGAAGCGTCTGCGATTGCAGTTTGATTGTATTGTCGTTTGCCATTTTGTCCTCTGATGTCTCCGTTGACCGCCGATCAAACCGCCGAAACTTCTCCGCGAACCCGGCGAAACCCGCTCGTGTTATTCGTATTCGGTCTTGCGACAACTCCCAAAAACCAGTCATACGAAACAATCGCTCGCGTCTGGAGCATGGGATTGCTCAGGTCGATGTCGTTGTCGCCAAATGTTTTCACGTTGACGCGGAATGAAGGATTGCGCGGAACTTTCTGCCCCATCAATTCTGAGGCCAGCATCGCTTCGCGTCCGACGAAGTAAGCCGCATATCCGGTTTTGCCGGAGCTGGGATAATTCGCATAAGTGGGAACGGTCTGGGTTCGGATGATTCGGTGTCCGGCCCATTCCAGCACCTGATAGCCGCGTGCGATGCCGCTCTTGAGAACGGATGCGCCTTCGGTCGAGCGCTTCAGCGTGTCAACTGCGGAGCCGGCGGAATTATCGCTGAACATATCGTAAGTCATGAAAGGGTGCATGACTGACGTGTACATGCCGCCTTCGCGCACCGGCACAGCATTGCCGACAAGTTGCGCTTCAGCTTTGCGGACAGTGTTTGAGAGGAAGAATTCGTTATCTTGCAGGTCAATGCGGGAGCTGGCGGTTGCGGTTGCGGCGGCTTCGAAGGCGTTGAACGCTACCAGGTTTGACGTGAGCGCTCCGCGATAGGAGAGATTTCTTGCCGCGTCCAGCGTAATGTCGGCAAGGAACATGGCCTGAGCGACGTTTGAGATTCCGATCCAGTCTCCGTATTCGTCGGCGAAACTATCCGAGAATACCTGCGTCAGACTCAAGCTGGGTCCAGGGATTCCCTCACTCAATGTCGAGGTCGCAGCCACATAGGGTTGCTGCCCGTAAAATTGCAGCGTGCGGCCACTTCTGCGTGGGAGTGGGCGGAAATCGCAAAGCTCCTCAAGAGCTGGAGTGTTGTACTGCCACTCGAAAATGGCTGTTCGGTCATATGCGATTTGCGGGAACGCTGCGAGTGTGCCCGATTGGACACCAGGAGGTAGGAAAGCCATTTTGTTGTCCTTGCTCCGTTGACCGGAGTCTTATCTAGTTTTGTACTCTAAACTTAAGGCCCTATACAAGCGATTTCTCTCATCGCCGGTCTGAGTAGGTGTTTCGCAAGGCATCATCCGGGCTCTGGCCGGAGGCAAGAACTGACTCTTTCCAGGCTGCCATGATCTCTTGCGGGGTTGCGTCCGGGGAAATTTCCGGTACTTTCGGAGTGTTCGGAGCGACTTTACGGGTTCCAGTCTCCTGCGAAGTGCCGAAGAGCGTAGAACCCGACGCCCCCCGCTTTGGCGCGTCGGATGGCTTGGATTGCGATATGGGCACGACCGCGGATGTTGTTTTTTTTTCCTCTTCCGTCTTCGGCTCAGGAGTAAATAACATCTTCTCTTCTTTCAGTGCTTCGTAAGCTCGCTGGAGGCTTTGCTTGGATGGGCTGTAGGCGAGAGGTTGCCCGGAGTCGTCTTTGAGTTCGGCCAATTTATACTTTAGTAACTTCTCGTTCTGGGTTCCACCGGGCCAGTCGGAGTCGGAGAGGAAGTCTTTGACGGCTCCGTCCCAGTCCTTGACCACTTTTTCGCTCGCTCGCTCCTGAAGGACTTGCTGAATTTCTGCTGGCCGGATTCCCTTTGATTCGAGATAGCGGTCGAGGGCTCCGCTTTTTACCATGTACTCGGACATCGCCTCCGCGTCACCACTGGCGGCCTTGAGTTGCAGGGCGGACAATTCTTCCTTGGTTGGGCCAGCCGGCTTGATTTCTTCTTTCTTCGGCTCGACGAGCGTGCGCGCCATTTCATAGGCTTGTTGCGCGGCCTTGAATTGTTTGAGAACGTCTTGCGGACTGTCGCCGGAGAATTCCACTTCCTTGCCGCCCAGCAGGAAGGCATCTTTGTAGACGGTAGGTTCCGTGATTGGCGCGGCTTCCGGCTCTTTCTTCGCTTCCACTTTTGTCGAAACAAATTTGCCGTGCTCATCTCGCGGCTGACTTGCCAGTACGTCGCGGATTTCTTCGGAGGTGGTTACTTTGCTCAGGTCTTCGGTTAGTTTCGCTTCGGCTTGCTTGTCTTTATCTTTGTCGTCAGGCATTAGTATGACCCCGGTATCCGATTTTCTGAATCCATTTTCCTTAGAACTTGGTCCCGTAATTTGTCTGCGCCTTCGGTGCTTTCAAGTGAACTGGAGGCTTCGGCCACTCCGGTTACAATTGCTTCCTGAATTGTAGCGAAGAGTAATTCGTGATGCTCCGCCGCCGCCTTGGCCCGCGCCTGCAGGCAGCGAATCTGGTCGGAGTCCCAGCCCGCAAACTTGATCAGGTTGTCGGTCGCTTGATCCACCAGCATTTTCGAGATGCGCCAGATTTCGTGGTAGGCGGGCGAATCCCGGAAGGCGAGCATCCGGTTGGCTCGCTCGATGGTTTCTGTGGTGCGCGGGGCGAAGGGCTTAAGATCGACTTTCATAAATTGGCAAGCGTTCTCACACTCCGCTAGTTTCTCCCGCATCCGCTTTAATCTGGGATTGGCGTTCGGCGCGCATCTCCGCATCTTGCTCAACGGAAAGCTGGTGCATATCCGTGACGTGCTTGCCGACTTGCAGGAGCATCCGGTTTTCCGCCTGATTATTATCGACGCCCTTCTTGACATCGCCAGCCGCCTGAATCTTCTGGATTTCCTGTCCGGGCTGCTGTTGCTGGGCTTGCCAACGTGCTTGGTCGTCTTTGTCCATCGGCACAATCAAGTTCTCTCGGTACGGATAGCCGGACGCATCGAGAAATGCTGTCAGGAAGGCTTTGAAGTCAATTTTCATCGCTTGCGTGGCCAGCATTTCAACCGTTCCCGGTGCTTGGATGATCGAGGTCAGGAATCCGGTCATCTGCTCAATGGTGTGCCGCGCTTGCAGTTTCGCCCCGGCGGAAATTGTAACTTTGTAATCCCCATTAATTACGGTTAAGGGCTGCGCCTTGAATGCATCGCCCAATTCCTGGGAGAGCATCATCCGCAACTGAGAGGGTTTCAGCTTCCCATTCATCTCAATGCAAAATTCAATCCACGGAACAAAAATATTGTCACAGATTTGGTCGATCAAATCCTGCGTCTTCATCTGCTCGCCGGAGGCCATTAAGTTAACGCCTGCCGGAGTCCGCATGGTTCCTGCCTGTCCGGGATTCGTGCCCTGTGCGGAAACGCCCGCGGAGGTGAGGAGCACCGCCCATTGCCGGATTTGCTCGATCACCGCTAACGGCTCCTGTGAGTTGATCGAGTTGCGCGTCATCGGCTCAACTTTATTCTGGCCATCCGATTTGAAGACTTTGCCGGGAAAAATCCATTGGGCTTGCGCGGTATTGTTGAGTCCTGCTGGAGAGGTGTACGTTCCCATCAGGTTCAAATTCAGATCGTCAAAGAATGCGTTCACCACACCCTGGGCAATTCGTTGGTAGTCTGTGAGCCAAAAACCCAGACCATAGCCGTAGAAAGAATCCGGAGCTTCGCGGAATACCCCTGAGTAATATCGGATGTCTCCCTCGTGAGGTCGGTTCTGTAAACAATACGATCCCTCCAGAACCCAAATAACTCGCGTGTCTGTGACATATTCAAATACCTCAAATTTCTTGGCTAGCGGATCAACCGTTCCGCCGTCGGAGTAATTTTCGGGATACGCTTTTTGAGGAGTCGTGGTCTGCTGAAAGATTGGGTAGGCGGTGCTTGATCCTTGGGTATCAAGTGGATTGGTTGATGTTCCGTCGAGTTTTTGCGGGGTCGTGAGTTTGACCAGTTCGTCTCGGGAAGGAATATCGAATCCCTCAGTATCTCGCAATTGATCCAGGTCGTAGGAGCTGAGGTAGATGAGTCGTCCTCGCCAGGAGGCGGTATTAATCTCTCCCCGACGGCAATCTGGAGCCACTCGGACCCTTCGTATTGGGACATGTTCAAGGACGGGCTCGTTGACTTCGGTTTCGGAGGCCACAAACTCTTCCACATCGTCTTCATCAGCCTGAATATCAACCGTTCCTCCCGCGGCTGGCAGAGTTGTGGGCGGAGTTCTCTGCCGCTTCTTCAAAACCTTGTATTTCTTCCGCGTCCAGCCCGCGATTGCCACGCCCGTACCGTATAACAGCACGTCATAGGCAATATGGCGGATTTCTTGCTTGACCGAGAGCCCCTTGAAGCCGCAATGCTTCATTTGACTGGTGATTAACGCTTCCTGAGCCGCCGCCGCGTCAACCGAGGTGCCGGCCGCCGGATCAATCTGAAAAGGGCGGTATCCGGTGAATAAAGTTTGCTGGATTACGCTCAGGAGTGAGTAAAAGTGTTCCGCGACGATGGGCATGCCCAAATGGCTGCGGAATTGGTCGACACCTTTCCATTTCACGGGCTCCACATAGGCTCGCAGCATCAATTCGGCGATGTTCCACGTCCCGATCAGCCCACGTGAGGCTTCGAAGGACTCAGAAAGAAGCCGATTTTGGCAGGCTTCCTTAACCATTGCTTCGTCATCGCGCTCCTGATCCTCAAATCCAACGTCTTTGGGCTGGAGGGGGAGGGCTTGGCGGCCCGGTTCGACAGCTCCAGGCAAATCCAAGATGCGAAGCTGGCCGATGCTATCTTCGAAATTCGCCATTTTAGAGGCGGCCCATCAGCAAAAGGACCACGAGGATGATTAGGATCACCCCAACGAAGCCGCTCGGGCCCGGGCCCCAGTTAGCGCTATGCGGCCAAGCTGGAAGAGCCCCAACCAGCATGAGGACTAGGACAATGATCAGAATGGTCATCATAGCGTCACCTGATGGCAGGCCCGAAAACTCTCCAGCCAAGGATGCCGACAAGCAGCCAGAGCGCGGTATAGCTTCCAGCGCGACGGACCCAGGCCGGTTGCGCGGGCTCGTAGTAGCCCCACCAGCCAATCAACAGCGCGAGAATGTAAACGACCCAAAACAGCAGATTTAGTGGCATATTTTCTCCTTAGTACGTTCCTGCGATCCTAGAGTCATACGGTGCTTCAACCAGTGCGGGGTTCATCTCCCGTAACCAGTTTTTCTTGCTCAAATCCATTCCGCGGGGGAGCGAGTCGAGCTGGTAGCCGCTCGGGACCTCCGTTACAAGTCCCAGACAATCCCCATAATCGTCATGTTTGCCCGCTTTGGGCCATCGCTTCAGGTCGTCCAGCAGGGTTTCGTATCCCGGCATGCCGGCAAAGAGCCATAAACGCCGCTCTTTCAGCGGGACCACAACCGAGCCCATCCTGATCTTTTTGGCGTCCTTGGTGTACTTCAGCTTGATCCATTCCACCGGGAAGCGCTGAATTCCCTTGTCTCGGGCGAAGATTTCGAGCACCGTGTTGTAGGCTTCCCAGCCCAAGAATGCCTCCAGCCATACCATTGAAGGGCGGTACTTTAGCACGCCAAGGAAGAGGTTTTCACAGAGCTGGTAGGCGTCCCATTTTCCACTCAGACAATCGAGAACGAAGATTTGCCCCTGCCAGTAGCGGCAGACGTAAATCACGGATTTGTCGCGCTCATCCGAGCCGACATAGCTCAAATCCCCGACGAAGAAGGTCGGGGCCTGTAAGGCCGTCGGGAATTGTTCCAACTGGAACAATGTCTGCTTTGCCAGAAGTTCGGGGGTGAAGGTCTGCGCTCCTGCCGCCAGCGGGGAATTCAGGTACTGGCAGGCAAATAGCTCGTCGCCAAGCTCGTATTTCCGGATCCGCTCCAGCTTTTCGACGGTATGGCCTTCGGTCCTGCCGTCTTTGCATCGAAAATTCGGGAAGAGAACGTCTTTTACTCCGGTATCGGACCAGCCCTTGCAACCGCATTGCAGACAAGTTGGCTCGGTCGCGTTCATCTCCCAGTTGTGGTCAATGTCCCGTTTGTGGCATTTATCCTCACAGTTTGCACAGTAGCGGACCCAGCACGGCAGGATCGAGTATTCCCATACCCTCTGGGCCGTTTCCTTCATTTCCTTGTCCGCTTGCTCGCGGATTTCTTCGTATAGGTCGCCGAAGGAATATCGTGTTCCGGTTACGAACAAATAGCCGTCCGGGGCCAGCAAGGGGATGACTTGCCTATAGTCCTCTTTACATTTGGCCAGCATCTTCGGGTCTTTGTAATTTTGTTCATTGACGATGTCATCGACGAAGATGATGTCGTAATGCGAGCCTGCTTTGACCGATCGGGCCGTGGTAATGGCCATCGTGGGTTCGGCCAAAGTGTTTCCGCCCGCACGTCGGCAGGGAACGGTGAATTCGTGCGCGTTGCCGAATTGGCGCGATTTGGACATGCAGAACTCGGGAAACAACTGGCGAAACTTTAGAGTGGGCTGAGTGAAGATGTCTTTGACTCTGCGGAGCTGGCGCTTGGCCAGAGATTCCCCGCCCGATAGAAAGCAAATTCTGATATTCGGATAATTCAAGATGAACTGGACAATTTCAATGATGATGGCTGAGGTTTTGAACGTCCCCCGTGGCCAGAGGATCATTCTCTTTTTCACGCCCAGCGAGAGATCATAGACCGGCGTCACTCCATCTGGGTCTTTCTGGATGAAGCGATTGAACAAGGCTCGGTGCGGGACTTCCTGAAAGTCCATGCCCAGAACTTCGCAACCTAAGAACATGTGATCCGTTAAGGCTTGGGTGCGTTCGTCCATCTTAGTGAAGGGTTCCGTTCGACAGCGAGCCATTTGACAACGACGATCCGGCAAGGCATCCCATCGTGACAAGACCAGTCGGAAGGTTCACGTTGCACAGCCATTGCGGGAAAAGTGGATCATAGGTCTGCGCAGAACTCGGAATCTGGTACCCATAGCTCGCGGCCACCGCATTCGTGGGGGTGAAATTCGCGATCACCGTCGCCATGCAGTTTGCTACGCTCGATGCGCTGCCACAACTCGGTGCACTAGGGGCAACTGCGTTTGCGAAATTGGGGCTCGTGCCGAAAAGATTATTCGGGCCGAAGGAAAATCCGCTGGAGCTGGTGATGTTGCTGTAGGTTCCGCTGGCCGCCCATCCCACGTTTTGGTAGATATGATCTGTACCGTTCGAGTTGGTCACCGAATAGGCGTAGATGGGTTGGCCGCCAGCTCCATTGGTTGCATTCGTAGCCGCGATGTTCTGAAAGACTTGGGTGTTTTGGGCGTAGCCGACCAGAATCTCGGTGACATAGGCGGGGCCGACGGATTCTACAGAGTCGGTGTTGTTAC